CGCTACAGGGGGAGAGCGCAGGGCAGGGGATCAGTGGGTGTCGTCTGCGGGCAGCGGCGCACGCTGGCGCTCGGCCGCGCGCTGCCGCATTTCCTCGCGGAACGCTGGCCAGTTCCGCACCAGGTCGCGCACGCCGCACCAGGCGAAGAAGACGACGCCTGCAGCGAAGGGCAGGAGGAACGAGGCGGCGCCGGTGTAGATGGCGCGCGCGAGCAGTGCCAGCAGCAGCAAGACGATGACGGCGCAGTAGAAGGGCAGGGCCAGGTGGCGCATTACTGGCCCTCCACTTCACTGATGAAGGCGCGCAGCTTTCTGCTGGAGGTGGCGGGCAGCGCCACATAGGCGCGGTCCACGATGACGTGATGCTGGCCGGCGTTCTCGCTGAAGGTGGGCGCACCATCGGCGGAAGCGAACATGACCATGACCCTGGTGCCCTTTGTGCGACGCCAGCCCGAGACGCTCCAACCAGCCGGATCCCGCATGGCACGCAACCGCATGCCACAGCCGGGGACTTCGATGACGGCGAAGTCTGGAATGGTGGTGGCGCTCATGCTGCACCGCCTTCGACGCGGATGCTGGGCTTGCCGTCGACTTCGACCGAGGGGTAGAAAACTCGGTACTTGCCGGTTTTCAGGTTCTTTGTCCGCACATTGATCGACGCCCACGGCTTTCCGTTGCAGGTGAGGTGCAGGTGGATCGTGGTGCTAACGATCAACGCCTCCCGTTCGACGGGTGGGTGGCCATAGCGTTGCGAGCGGACGATGCAGAGCGCACCTGGCGGGTATGCGTCCCAGCCGGCGTCAAACGCGTCCATTGCCGCGCCTTCCAGCGCGGAGAGACGAGTGTCCAGATCCGGGTGATCGTCGCGATACTGGCGGCTCATGCAGCACCGCCTTGGGCGCGCGCTGCGCTGCGGACGGCAGCGACGGCGCCAGCAGCGCTCTGGCCATGCCGCAGGACGGCATTGGCGGCGATGCTTGCTGCGACGACGACCTGATAGGGGAGAAGACCCCAGCGGCGCCCGGCGCGGGCGACGATGCCTGCGGCGGCTGCCGCGCGCTGGGCCTGGGAGTGGTTGGCGATGACGGCGCTCATGCGGCGGCGTCCTGGCCTTCGCCGCGCAGCTGCTGGGCAGCGGCGATCAGGGCGCGCGCTGCGGCAGTTGCCTCGTCGGCGGTGTAGTAGATCCGGGCGGCGCCGAAGTTCTGGACGACCTTCCCGCTGACCGTGTCAGCCTTGGCGGTGCCGGGGGCGGTTTCGGTGTTGAAGGCCAGAGTGGCCATGGTTGATCTCCTGCGCCCGGCCCCGGGATGGGGTGTGTTGGGCGACGACCATAGATTAGGAGTGGCTAATCATTAGGTCAATAGGAGTGGCTAATATTTTCCTGAACCGCGTTCTTTTGGCTCGCGCCGGCGCCGGCCACGCACGCAGTGATCCACCCCGTCCCAAGCTGGGACACTGGGCCTGGACAGTCTCGGGGGAGGGCAACGACCCATGAACAGAGTGTTTTAACGTTAAAACTTACGGATCGCTTGGTGGGTCCTTGGATACGAGCACCAAGGCGGAGCTCTGTGAAACCCTTTTCCCACCTAGGTTTCACGAAAATTTCAAGACTTCCGGTCGATGATCAAGCATGAATCCCAATGCCTTTTGGTGACACCCGATGAAGTGGAAGGGGTTTCACTGACACCAATTTGGTCTCAACAGGTGATACGATTCGCGCACTCCCCAGCAGCCGAATGCTGGGAGTCTGTTTGCCCATAAGGCCTCGATTCCCACGAGGACACAATGAACAAGATGATTACCTCCCTAAACGCTGTCCTGGCCGGTTTTGGCGGCGCGTTCGCGATCTTCCCGACCGGGCAGATCGAACAGTTCATCAAGCGCGAGCCTGTTGAGGCTCGCATGCAGGCTAACTTTGCCCGCGCCGGAATGCGCATGGAAGTCGCGATCAGAAAGGTCAAGGATGAAGCAAAGGCCTCACAACAGACCTAAGAAACGTTCGGGCAAAAGTGGATCTTTGCCCCAAGCGACCAACAAGGCAGCTGTCAGCGTAGGCCCTACACCGGTTCATCCCCATGAGCTGCGTGTTGGAGAATCGACTGCCAGCGGCAATGTAGTCCGGCAGATTGCGATGCAGCAGAGTTGGCACGGGCCGCTTCCTCCACCGCAGCAGCTTGCAGAATTCGACGCCATCACCCCTGGTCTGGCGGATCGCATCATGAGAATGGCTGAGGAGGAGGGGCAACATAGCCGCTCTGTCCAGAAGCGTGCCCTGACCGGCGCGATCACTACCCAGGTCATTGGTCAGGTGTTCGGGCTGCTTTTGGCAGCCGGCTGCCTCTACGCTTCCTACAAGCTAGCCTTGGCCGACCACGACTGGGTGGCCGGGATCCTAGGTGGAACCACGCTTACGACAGTAGTCCTGGCCTTCTTGCGCTGGAAGAAAGACTCTGACGAAGTGTAACGAACAAAGGCCCCGCTTCTGCGGGGCCTTTGTTCTTTGTCCCAATTTGGGACGCAGCCTAGAACTTTCGTAGACCTGCGTGGATCAGTGCTTTGCCCAAGATGTTTACGTCGCCAGGATCGGGACGGTAGGCAGGGAAGTCGGTGTTGACGCTCACCACGTAGAGGCCGTCACCTCGCTTCTGCAGCATCTTGATCTGCGTTTCGCCGCCGATGTTGATGAGGTAGTAGTCATCGCCGTCGAAGTAATCGCAGCTGGTGTCAATCCACACAACGTCGCCGTCTTCCAACTTGGGCCGCATCGATGGCCCGCGACCGGTGATGAGCTGGATTCGACCAGGTCGGGGTAAGTAGCCGAGCTTCCTGCGCACTTCCCATTCGGCCACCTCGATGGTCTTCACTACCTCCGGGTAGTCTTGGTTGACCATCCCTGCGCCCATTCCCGCACCCCCTTCGAACAAGTCGAAGCGAACATAGCCGGGTGGCGTCTCAATCTCTCGGACTGGCGAGATCCATTGTGCCGGATCTGTGCTCGACAGCATCTGTCCTTTGCCTGTGGCTAGCCAAGTCTCGCTTACGCCCAGGCCTTTGGCCGCTGCCAACAGGTTCTCCCCTCGCAGGAACTTGGCCTTGCCGCTGAACCAACCGTTGACACTGGGGGCAGAAATTCCGACCCGGCGAGCAAGTTCCGCTTTGGTGATCTTGGCGTGCTCGATGGCGAGCGTGAGTCGTTCGGCAAGAGTAGTCATTAGGAAAGGCTAACTGCAATTGAATTAGGACTGGCTATTGACTGAATCATTAGCGAGTCCTAACCTCTGCTGCATGGACAACCTTACTGCTTCCGAGATCATCGACCGCTTGGGTGGCACCACCGAGGTGGCACGAATTTGCCAGATCAAGCCGCCTTCCGTGAGCGAGTGGCGCTCCAGCGGAATCCCTCCGGCCCGTAGGCAATTTCTCGAGCTGCTCAAGCCGGAAGCCTTTGACGCACAGGCAACTGGGGTAGTTCGGCGTCTTTCGGACAAGCGCATGAGCAAACGGGCGCTGCGCGCAAAGCTGGGCCTGAGCACCGACATGCAATTGTCCAAATTGCTGAAGCTGCCGGCGGAGCAGGTCGAAGCGTGGGCGGAAGAGGAACAGGTGCCCGGCATTCCGCAGGTACTTCGCTTGCTGGGCATCGAAGAGCAGCTGCCCTCCTTGGCGTCTGTCATCTGCGACCCCGACGCGAACCGCATTGGGCCGGTCGACACCGCCTGAAAGGCCATCCCTGGCCGTCTTCCCTGAGTTGTTGATCTCCATGGCGCCAATCCTGCGCCACCCGAGCCCAGCCCGAAACCTTGAAAAACCGTCCCTCCCAAGGTGACCTCATGACCTGCCGCACATCCCCCCTTAGCTGGCTCGACACCCTCTACAACGCTGTGCGCGAGACGCCGGGCGGTGTGCAGGCTGCAGCCGCGTACCTGGCACAGCGCCGGGGCAAGTCGATGCACCCCGAGACGCTGCGCGCGAAGCTGCGCGGCCTTGAAGGCGAATCGGTAACCATCGAAATCGCCGAACTGCTCACCGAGTGGATGCAGGAACAGGTGGGTGGTGCGGACCGCGCGCTGGGTTGGATGCAGGCACTTGCCGGCCAGTTCGGCATGGCTGTGGATGTGGTGCCGCCGGCACCGGAGGGCGGCTGGTCGGACGAGATCGCAGCGCTGCAGACCAAGCTGCTGGAGATCCAGCGCAGCATGGGTGCCCTGTCTGGCACCGCATTGGAGGCGATTGCGGACCAGCAGATCGACAGCGACGAAGCCCGGCTCATGCTGGCTGAGGTCCGCTCGCTACGCACGATGGCGCACCGCCTGGAGCGCAACATTGCGCGCGCTGCGGCCAAGGGGAGGGCAGCGCGATGAACCATCCCGCTCGCTCCACCGATCCCAGCACCAGCCACGAGGCCGCACGTCACGTTGTCGACAGTGGCCTTCAGGCCGACCAGCAGGCCGTTGCGCTCGCGGCGGTAAAGCTCGCGTCGGGGCTGACCAGCAATGAGCTGGCCCAGCGAACGAACCTCGACCGCTACATGCTTGCTCGTCGGCTGCCAGAACTGGCGGAAGAGGGCCTTGTGTGGCGTGGCCCCAAGAAGCCCTGTGCGGTGAGCCGCCGCAGCGCATGCACCTGGTGGGCCGTTGCGCCGGGCCAGACGTATCCGATGGCGGTCTGACGTGAGCTTCGAGGCATTTGCATGGGCAGCCCGCCAGCGTGTCACCAGCACTCAGAAGCTGGTGCTGTTGATGCTGGCTGAGCGTCACAACAAGGACACCGGCCAGTGTCGCCCCAGCCACGACACGCTGGCAGAGGACTGTGGGCTGACCCGCCGCTCCGTCATCGACCAGATCGGCAAGCTGGCCCAGGCCGGCTACATCACGGTTCTGCCGCGCGCCAAAGACAACCTCCGGCTGCCCAACCAGTACCGCCTCAACTTCCACTTTGGCATCCAGGCGGCACCGAAGGCGCCAGAGGATGACCCCTATCTGGTAGTGAACGACGTTCACCACCCCGTAGTGAATCAGGTTCACCCGGTGGTGAACGACGTGCACGGGGGTGGTGAACCACGTGCACAGGAACCGGGAATTAAACCAGGAAGAGAACCTAAGAGCAGAAAGCAGCGCGCAAGCTCGCCGCCTGCTCAGGCAGTGGATCTGGATTTCTCGACCTGGCCAAACCCGCCCGCACCGCAAGTCCTCGGTGACTGGCTCCACCTCCGCCGCCAGCGACGCGCCCCGGTCATGCCGACGGTGCTGGAGGCCTTCGGCCGCGAGCTGCATCTGGCCGCGGCCATGGGCTTCACCGTCGATCAGTGCCTGGCGAAGTGCTGCACCCGCAACTGGCAGGGCTTCGAAGCCGCGTGGCTGGAGCGCGACCTGCCCAACACCAACCGAACCTCTGGAGCCGCCCATGGAAGCTATCGCGAGTCTGCTGCCGAACGAGTCCTGCGCCACGCTGCCGAAGGCGAACGAGAGGAACAGCAGCGCCGTTCCGACCAAGATCGCCGAGGCGTCGGCCAAGCCAGTGTTGTCATCGACGGTGACTCGCACGTTGTGGGTTCGCATGGCTGAGGTCTATGGCAGCCGATGGACGAGCAGCTATGGGGACAATCCCAACCAAGGTGCTGCGCTGACCTGGGCCAAGGGCCTTGCTGGCCTGAGTGGCGAGCAGCTTGCCGGCGGCCTCAGCGCGTGCATCGCCTGCGCTGATCCGTGGCCGCCCACCCTGCCTGAGTTCCGCATGCGCTGCCTGGGCATTCCTTCGTTCGCCGCAGTGCGCGCGGATAGCGCCCGACAGGATGGCTTCACTCGGTTGGTGTGGCAGTACCTCGATGGTCACCGCTACCGCATGTCCAGCGCTGAGCACGCCGACCGACTGCTGCGGGAGGCCTACGACCAGGCGAAGGAACACCTGATGCGCGGCGGTGAGCTGCCGGCCGCCCCGGTAGGCGAGATCCAGCAGGAGCGCCGCGATACGGCCCCTGCTACGCGGGAGCAGGTGCAGGGCCACATGGCGGACATTGCCCGCGAGCTGGGCCTTTCGGCATCGGAGGCTGAGGCCATGGGCGCTGACGGCGTGCTGCAGGCGGGTGAGGAATGAGGCAGGACCACGTTGAACTGGAGGTGCGCCCTGTGTCCGAACCGGTGGAGGTGGCCGGCTGGTATCTGGCCTATGGCTACGGGATCAAGCCGCTGGTGCTGTACGCCACCCGCGGGGCGACCCTCTGGCGCGATGGTTGCCGGCAGATCCCGATCACCCGGTATGCCGGGCCGATTCCGGAACTGCGCTGATGTGGTCCAACGATCCGGCGCCGACCAAGGAAGAAGCGGCGCGCATCGAGTTGGCCAAGACAGGCCCGTGCATGGCCTGTGTGGTGTTGCAGATCCAGCAGCTGCTGGACCCGGAACGGGTGGTCTACGGCTGCGACTACAACCACGCCAAGAGCGGCAATCGGCGACGCGGCCACTACTTCGGCTTCGCGCTCTGCATATGGCACCACCGCCGCCGACTGATGGAAGGGAAAACCTTCGCTTGGATGCGACAGATCTACGGCCCGAGCCTGTTGGATGGCTCGCGGACCTTCCACGACACCTACGGATCTGATGACGACCTGATCGAGCAGCAGACCTATATCAACGAACTGAGGGCGACGGCATGAAGAAGACGAAGGCATTGGCACCGAGGTTGAACCCTCAGATCGCGCCCAGGGAGCGCCGAATGGACCACAACACGGTGTCCCGACCCAAGCGTAGGAAGCCAGGCACATTCGCCGCCGGTCAGGGTGAGACGGTTGAGCAGTTCGAGGCCCGTGGCGGGCAGGTGCAGCGCCTTCCGGCCAGCTGGGATCAGGCGGCATGAACAACCGCCCCTTACTCAACAGGCTGCTGGCCCGATCCGCCGCCGACGGGCGCCTGTCGATCAACGCCGCGCGGGACATTCTCGCTGAATCGGAGTCGCCTGCTGTGCGGTGGCGTCCCATCGCGGAGGCTCCGCAGGACGGCACGCGGCTGATGCTGTGGGACTCGGTGAGCAAGCGGCCGGTGTTCGGCAGTTGGCGAGGGGACAACCCGAAGATCACGCACTACGCGGCCGAGCCGGCTGGCCCGGCGGCGGCCTGATGAACGCAACCAAGAATCCGGCGCGACCGCGCGCTGCACGATCAAACCACCAAGGGGAAGGCACATGCGAATGAACAATGCACGGGAACTGCTGTCCAGCCGGACGGGCCCAAAGACCATGAGCTTTGATGGGAGTGCGGGCGGCCCGACCACCCAGGAGATCGTGGCCGCACTGGCGTACGTGCCGCACGGGCTGGGGCATGAGCTGCTGCAGGCAATGTGGTGGCCCGAGAGTGGTCAGCGCCGGCGCGAACAGCTGCGCCAGGCCGTCATCGCTTTGGTGGCACCGGAGTTC